GCGCGCTGAGTTGATTGAGACGGCAGCGGACGAAACCGACCCGGCGACGACGAAAGCTACGGTGATTTTTCGCACCCGGTTTTTGGAAGGCGTGACCCTAGCGGACCGGATCGCGTTCAACGGCGGTTATTTCAATATCAAGCACGTTGGCGAGATCGGTCGCCGTCGCGGCTTAGAATTGCGCGCGGAAAGGCTAGGGCCATGAAAGGCACGAAGCCCAACCTTGTGAGTGATCCGGCTGCAATCCAAGCGGTGCCTAATCCCCCGGCGTGGCTGCCCAAAGACGCCAAGGCTGAATGGCGGCGCGTCATGCCGCTGCTTATCGAGCGTCGCATTTTGACAGTTGCCGATATGGGGAGCGTCGAAAACTATTGCTTGGCGATCGGTCAGGTGCGCGACACGCAGCGCACGATCGCGGGTGAGGGCCAGGTTATTCAAACGACGCGCGGACTGCGCGCACACCCTGCCGTGAAGATTCAGGCCGACGCCATGACGCGCGCCCGGCTATTGGCCGCTGAACTTGGGCTGACGCCGGTTTCCCGATCGCGCCCGAGCATTCGAGACGATGGCAATGAGCAAGATTCATCCGAATTGGGTCTTTGATAGTTCGCCGATCGCGGACCCGCATGGACGCGGTGAGCGCGCCGTGCGGTTCTTTCGCGCGCTCAAGCATCCGAAATCCGGTGCGACCAACCGTCAATTCGTGCTGCCCGACTTTTGGGAACGCATCATTCGGCGCATCTATGGTCCGTCTGACACGGCGGGCAATCGCCTTGTTCGCACGGTTTATATTCAGATCCCGCGCGGCGCTCGTAAGACGACGATCGGTGCAGGGCTAGGGCTGCTGCATACGTTCGGTCACGAAAAGACACCGGCTGGATTAGCGATCGTCGCGGCGGGCGCTGAGGATCAGGCTCAACTCGCGTTCGATGAAGCGGAAGGCTTTGTGAAGGCTACGCCGGCGCTCTTGAAGGCGTCTCACATCATTGAATCCGAGTTGCAGCTTGAGCATCCCAAGTCCGGCTCGATCTTGCGCGCCATCCCCGCGGAGGGCGACGTTCAGCACGGCAAGACGCCAACTTTCGTGCTGATTGATGAACTGCATATTTGGAAAAACAGGCGGCTCTGGAAAGCGCTCAAGACGGGTTTGCTCAAAGTCCCGAACACTCTGCTTGTCATAATCACGACAGCGGGACGCGGCCACGACAATCTCGGCTGGGAAGAACACAAATACGCCAAGGCAATCGCAGCGGGTGAGATCGATAACCCGGCGTATCTCCCGATCATCTTTGAGCCGCCGAAAAAATATGATTGGCGCGACGAAAAGGTCTGGCACCGGGTCAATCCCGGTTTGGCGCAGGGCTTCCCTGATCTAGTTGGAATGCGACAAGCAGCGATCGAAGCGGCTGAGAAGCCAGCCGATCGAGAGGATTTCCGCCAATACAATCTGAACGAATGGCTCGATAACTCCCTGTCGCCGTTCGTGGACATGGCCGTTTACGATCAGGGCAACGCGCCGGTTGATATTACGGCGTTGAAAGGTCAGCCATGCTGGCTCGGCGTGGACCTTTCAAGCAATTCAGACCTAACCGCCATCCTCGCTGCATGGCGCGACGGCGAGGATGGCTATGCGATTTGGCCGTGGTTCTTTTGTCCTGAAATGAATCTGCGGCGACGTTCGGAGCGTGACGGCGTTCCTTATGTGCAATGGGCTGCGGACGGCTTCATCACGCCAACGCCGGGGAACGTGATCGATTTCCGTATAGTCGAGAGCAAGGTGCGCGAACTCTGCACCGAGTTCGACGTGCGGGAGATCGCTTTTGATCCGCACCTAGCCCGCAACACACTCAATAATTTGCTTGAGGAAGGCTATCCCGCCGTCGAATTTAGGCAGGGATGGTTTTCGATGGCTCCGGCTATCAAGGAATTGGAGCGCGCCTTTATTGGCAGGACGTTGCGACACGGCGGCCATCCGGTCCTGCGCTGGAATTTCGGAAATATTTCCGTCGAGACCGACAAGGCCGGAAACAAGTCGTTTCACAAGGGCAAGTCACGCGACCGCATTGACGGTGCGGTTGCCGCTGCAATGGCCGTGGCGCGCGCCGCAGCCGGTCAATCCGATCGTTCCTTTTTCCATGACGCGGCAATCACTGCCGCCGATCTTGTGTGGTGAGTGCAATGCCAACGACTGAGACAGAACAACTGGTAGTCCAACTGGAAGCTCGGATCACCGATTTCGAGAAGAACTTTCAAAAAGCCAGCCGCACCGCGAACGATAATTGGAGCAAGATCGAAGCGAGGGGGCGTTCGGCGTCAACGCGAATGCGGCGCGATATCGCGACGGCATCGACCGGCATTGCCACAAGCCTCAAGGGGATCGGTGCTACCTTTTCCGCCACCTTGGGAGTGACCGGCGCGCTGAGTGCAGCGGGCATCCTGACGGCACTAGTTCAGGTCAATCACGAGCTTGCCAAGATGGATAGCCTCGCCAAGACGGCGGGCCTTTCGACCGATCGTCTGCAAGAGGTTAAATACGCCGCAAACCTCGGCGGCGTTGATGATGCGGCCTTTGCGAACGACCTTCACACTTCGCTCGGCTTGCTCGATGAAGCGCAACGACGGGTGAATGATTTACAGCGGCTATTCAACGCCAACGGCCTGAGCATTAGAGACGCGAACGGCCAGCTTTTGGCGTTCGACGGTCTGCTTGAGCGCGCCGCGACTTTGATCTCACACGCACCCACCGAAGCGGCAAAAGCCCGTATCGCTGCAATGCTCGGACTATCGCGGGATTGGATTGCCGTCCTTGAGAAAGGGCCAGCCGCGTTTAGCCGCGTTGCCGACGAAGCGCGCTCAGCCGGTTACATCGTCGATAAGGCGACGATCGAAAAAGCCAAAGAGTTCGACAAGGCGTGGGCGCAAGCGCTGGTCAAGTTCAAAGCTGGCTTTGTGTCGACCCTTGCCGATCTCACCGAGGCGTTCAGCGAGTTCTTTTCAGACCTGATTGAGAGCGTGCCGGGCGGCAAGTTCATTGAAAACCTGTTCTACCCGCGCAATCTCACCAAGCTTTCCCTGCCGCAGCTTCGAGAGGCGCTGGAGCGCGCCATCGAAAATGGCATTGGCGGCTCTGACGTTGCGAACCGTATTCAGGACGAAATCGATCGGCGCACCGGCAAAAAGCCTTTCAAGGTCAGGGTCAACGCCCAGCCTGAGATCAAAGGCCCGGCGACGGTCATCCCGGAAGCGGTGCAGAAATCGCCATTCACCCGCGCCACGGATGAAGCGCAAAAGCGCATTGCAGAGCTGAACGCCGAAACCGCGACGATCAATGAGAACAGCGAGGCTCGTGAGCGCGCTAAGCTGGTCACGGACCTTGAGGCGGCAGCCAAACGAGCGAACACCCAAGCTGGGTTTCAGAACGCTCAAGTCACTGACGCGCAGCGGCAGAAGATCGATGAACTTGCAGACTCTATGGAAGATGCCGCGCGCGGCAGCCGGGAGGCCAAAGAGCTTATGCAAGCGATCGGCAGCGTGAAGGGCGCGTTTGCCGACGCATTCGGCGGCGCAATCATCGAGGGCAAGAAGCTGAATGAGGTGGTGCAGTCGCTCGTCAAATCGCTGGCACAGATGGCACTGCGGGCGGCGCTGATTGGCCCGAGCGGCGCCGGCGGTATCTTCGGCGCAATCCTCAAACCATTCGGTTTTGCAGATGGCGGTTACGTCAGTGGGCCGGGAACGGCTCGCTCAGACAGCATCCCGGCGCGGCTGTCGGATGGCGAATTCGTCGTGAACGCCAATGCGACAAGCAAGCACCGCCGCGTCTTGGAGGCGATCAATAGCGGCACCATCGCGCGCTACGCGAACGGCGGCCCGGTCGGGAAGGCTGCGCAGACGTTTGCGCCCGTGCAATCAACCAGCGTTGTTCAGAACGTCAGCGTTCAGGTGCAGGGCAGCGCCGGCACGCCGGCGGAGAACAGCGACCTAGCTGACAAGATCGCTCGGCAGTTAGAGCCGATCGCTCGCAGCATGGTCGGGAAAGAATTGCGCACACAGATGAGGCCGGGCGGGCTGCTCAGCCGCTAAGCGCAAGAGTCGGCTCGCTGGCTATATTAAAAAGAGCGACCAAGCCTCGGGTAGGAAGCTTGGTCGCGCCTGTCAACAAACTACCCGCCAATGCCGTAGCAGGAGTCAAAGTGGATTATAGCACTAAGTTAGACCTAGAGCATGAAGAATTATCAGACGAGGCCATCGCGGCCCTGGAGCGCTTGGATAAGCAAGATGCTTTCCGAGCCAAATGGAATCTGCCCGCGGATTTCGAAAGTCGTCCTGCGCACGAACGTAAGCGGTTGCACGATGCCGCGCGCCAACGTGCCAGCCGTGAGGCGCGACGTAGCTGTGACACGACACGTTCCAACTGTGACAGCGACAAAAACCCGACAACCCAGCGGCGGGTCTGTGACAGCGACAAAAGACCGACAAAAAAGCGTCGGCAATCGGCGATCGCTGACGGCACTTTTGTCCAAGCGCTGCGGGCTTTCGGGTATTTCGGCACACGAAAGCGTGGACGTGCTTCAGTAGGTTTCTCTCCTCTCACTCTCCCTTATTCAGCTACCCCTCTGACTCCTAAGCAGTGGAGAGACAGCGGCGACGACGTGCGCGGCCTGTTCTTTCACAAGGCGCTGGAGATCGCGGCACGAGAGCTTGGCCTAACCCGTCGCGGTTTCACCCTGCGCCTTTCCAACGACGTTGAGGCGCGAGCCAGAGCGCAGGAAAGGGGCTGCATCGCCTCTCTCCATGGGAGGGTAGCGCTCAGCCTCAAGCGCGCTCTAAACGGCTCTCAGGGCGTCCTGTGGTGGTTTGCAATCGAAGAAGATCGAAATGGCGCTCTTCACCTTCACGGTGAGATCGCTTTCCCGCCCGACGCATTGAAGCTGGTTCGGAAGGCGCTGCGCGGTGCCGGTGGCAAATGGGTTGTCCAGCGCCGGGATGGCATTCGGCAGCGGTCGCCATGGCAGCTTCGCTTTGAGACCGACCCGGATTTTGGCTGGGCTGGCTATTGCCTCAAGAACGTCCGCAAGGCCGACCAAGGCTGGCGTCGCTTCATGCGCCGGTATGGCTCGCCCCGGCGCTGGACTGTTGGATTTGAGGGGAGGGCCGTAACCTACTCTGCAGCGTTGGTTGCAGTCGCGCGGCGGCAGCACTCAATGGCTGTTATTAAGGCGGCAGATCAATTGACCGCGCCCAGTAAAGAGTGGCTATCTACGCGCCATTCTCCGGCACTAACGCCGCCTTAATTTGATGCTGTATTATTCTTTGTCATGACGATAAGCGCGACCCGACCTGCCAATCTGCCGGACTTC